AGGTTTGCAAAGAAATCTTCATTCGTGGGGCTTTGGAAATCATTTTTGATCATGTGATCTTCAGGATCTTTCACCGCCGCCGCGCCATTCCACGGCATGATTAACATACTTTCCGGCACGCTGCCGCGCTCTTTCATGAAGTTTGATTCTGATTTGAAGCCCGCGCCCACACCGATTGAATCGTAATACAATTCCCGCACGCCAAGTTCAGCGCATATAGGAATTGATTTCCGCGCCGCTTTGCCAGCTTCACCCGCCCAATGATCGGCATATCTTAGAATTATGCCTTTGCGCTGTGCCAATGCGTTCTTATCCCCGCCGCCGTCTGCAACGTCTTGTGCGGCAATATTTGCGCCATCATCTTTAATGCCAAGCTTGATATGGGCATCAATACAGGCTTTTGCCCATGCAGCCGGGATGATGATTTTTTCTAGTGACGCGGCATAATCCCGATCAACTTCTTGCGCGAATACATGCAATAAGCCTTCAGCTTCAGCCTTTGCCCGCCGCTTATCATACCATTCTTGTGTTTTTAATGGGTTATCCCGCCAATCAAAAATAAATACGCGGGTTTTGCCCACTGGCATCGGCTTACCCGGCACATATAATTCACCGGCTTGGCGGCGGCGATAAAATATATTTGCGCTACCGTTTACGCTGGAAATGTCAATTTGCACATCGGTATTATCGCCTAGCGCGGCTTCAATCTTTTCCGCCCGTTCATAATGCGCCGATTCATCCTTGAAATATATCGTGGTACGGCCACCGCGCCCGATATTATCGCCCGTTTCACCGATAATTACAGAACCGTTTTCCGGGTTGATGATCTTCATGAACGTGGCGTGCTTGGCCATATCGAAGCCCACCGGCAACATCCACCCCGGCAAATCGCGTAAAATCATACGCATCTTTTCAAAGATACTTGAAGGATCGCCAATTTGATCAACTAGATCCGATTTTCTTGAACCCCACCCAATCGCTGAACCCGGCCTATACAGCCATAACCAAATTGAAAAAGCACAGCAAAGCCACGTTGCGCCCATATCGCGGGCTTTTTCTACAAGGCCACTTTCCTTGTCATTCAAACAATCCATTAAGAATTGCACAAATTCAACTTGGCGCGGGAATAAAATGAATGGCATTATTGCCGGTTGCGTGCGCGGGTTGAAAGTAATGGCAAAATCATTAATCCATTCAACCGGATGCGTGGCGTAAAACGCCTTCATGATCAATTTTAATTCGGGCTGCTCACGGTATTTAAGTAACCGCCTTATTCTCGCATCTAATTCAGCCCGGTAATCAGGTTTCCACGGGGCTAGTTTCATGCGTTTAATAAACTCCGGTGATAAGCTTCAAGTTCTTGTTGCGTCATTTTTGAAGTATCAACAACCACAGCGCCGGTATTCACAATCTTCGATTCCGTAACTTGTTTTGGCCTTCCATGCACGCGATCCAAAACTATTGTTGTTATGCTCAAATCTTTGAGTTTCATTTCATTCTGTAGCGCCGTTGCAATCGAGCGCACGAATATAGGCCGGGTTTTATCCTTGATGATTTCCGCTAATTCGATTTCTGATTTTTCAATCAGTGATTCGATAATCCGGTATTTATCTTCTTTGGTTAATTCAACTCTGAAAGTTTCGCCCGTCAATTCCCCCAAGTGCCTTAAAATAGATTTCTTTCTACCCCTGTTTTTTGGCTGATTGTTTTTACTGAACCTTGCCTTTACAGGCGGTAATTTTGGATTTTTGTTAGCCATGCCCCTATGCCGTTTATTTGCCGTTTCGTTTGCCGTTTTCGTATTTTATCTTAACATAATTTTTCCGGCTGCGAAATGTCAATCATTCGCTGATTTGTTCAAACGATATATACGTTATGCCGATATGTATATTTTTCGGCGCTTTTTATACAGATTGATTTCGGTTAAGAACCTACGATTTCTTCAGTGCCATCCCACACAAATTCACTCACCGGGTAATGACTTCCACAGCCGCAACAAAATGTTGAACCGTAAAATTTCGGATTGCGTGCGTATGTTTCCGCCAGTGGAAGCGCCATTGTGGTTTTCGCCCCGCATTTCGCCCGATCCAAATCTTCTTGCGTCCAATATCGCCCGCATTTCGGCAATTCGCTTTCTGGGTATTCCTCATATTTGACATAAGGCGCATATTTCAAAAGTTGTTCTTTTTCTTCTTGGGTTAAATCGCGCAATGGATATTTCGCCCCGCCATTTCCTAAATGCACATAACTTTGCCTCACCGGGCGGATAAATCCTTTTGCCCGTTCAGCTTCAGATAAAACCACATATCCTTTCTGCTGGCCTGTTTTCGGATCAATCTCTTTATGATCCGGCGTTACCGGGCTACCGTCTGTTAATGTTGTTTCCGCCATAAATCCCCCATTGTTCAATAAGTTAAAATGCGAATAAGTATAATTCTATACTGGTTTTATACATATCCTATACCTATCATTTTGATAATCACCGTGATAATCATCCTGATAATATATGCACCCGATTGTAACACTTTCGGACATTTATTGTATCGGGATTATATAGTTTAGGGCTGAAGATTATATACTTTGGAGCGCCGCGCCGGACTTGAACCGGTATTACATCGGAAATAGAGGGTTAGTCACTTTCCAATACGTTTTGCCAAATTAAACTATCGGCGCTTAAAGTTGTTGCCGGGGCGTTCACCGCTTTTGTGCATATCCTGCTTTGAGTAAAATAATCGGTCAAACTCAAGCGCACACACCGAACCCCCGGCCTTTCTCTGCTATGGTATGACGGTTGCTACTTTGTGAAGCAAATATTCGCAATTTTCATGAATTTTTTCATAAAGCCAGAATTAGGCTTTTTCGGCAATTCGTCAAGCTGATTTTGAATTGTAAAGCAATTATGCGGCGGTGCGTTGTAATGCGGCCTGTTTGCGGCGCTCTTTACGGTTTAACTGGCGCGGCCTGATTTCATAAGGCCAATCTGTAGTTTCGTTAAGCCATACCTTAAATTGTTCTGATTCGCCCGTAGGATATTGCATATTTTCCTTTAAGTTAAAACCCCCTCATACCTTAGCACAAGGGGGTATCTGTGGGTATGGGTAACACGCTCACATTTTCTTCTTGGGAGAAGAATACCGGCATATTACATCTGCATCCGTGATAGTCCAGATTTTATTAATTATCGCCAATATATACCGGCATTTTTCATAAAGATCCTGTAAGCGCGGCCACACACGAAAGCCAGAAAGAAAGCCGTGTAGCAAAATATCGTGATTCCCAAGCCGATAATTAGAGGATATACCCATAATTGCATAATTAACCCACCTTATGTTTGCGTTGTTGCCGCCTGTAATTCAGATCATCAAGCACATATCTAAATTCATGAAGTGCGGCAAATTCCCAAAGGGAATCAAGGTAATCCGCTTGCACTAGCGATTCTAGCGCCGGTATATCATCAATCGGCACTTCGCAATCAAGCGTGACTAACTGTTTTGATAATCGGGCTTTATCCCGATTTTCTAATAAATTGCGGCGGCGGGCGGGTTGCGTGATTTCATCCGCGTAACGCAATACGCCTTCAAGATCACCGCATTGATTGATTAATTCAGCCGCAAGCTTTAGGCCAATGCCCGGTACACCCGGCACATTATCGCTTACATCACCCCACAAAGCCATCATATCAGCCATCTTTTCAGGCGGCACGCCGAATTTTTTGATTACTTCATTTCTACCTATGATAGCAGATTTCATAGGATCATACATCAGAATATTATCAGAAATTATTTGGCAAAAATCTTTATCTGATGAAACAATAATCACCTGAACGCCTTCACGTTCATATTTCTTTGCCATCGTAGCTATAATATCATCAGCTTCATATCCCGGCTTATACAAGCACGATATGCCCATTGCCTTCACCAATTCGCGCACAAGCTCAAATTGCGGCTTCAATTCATCAGATCGGTTGCCGCTGCGATTGCCTTTGTAATCCTCATAAACACTGTGCCGGAAAGTCAATTTATTCGAATCAAACGCCGCCGCGATATAATCGGGCTTTTGATCCTTTACCAACCGCAACAACATATTCATGCAGCCGTAAACCGCGCCAATCGGCAAGTTCTTATATGGGCTAGTTAATTGCGGCAATGCGTGATATGCGCGATAAATAAAGCCGTGGGCATCTAATATAAAAAGTTTTTTCATTATAAATCCACTGTAATTGATTCAACAAAAGTAACTGGTTTTTTAAGATTTTTCTTGTTTCGTAAACATGGTATTAGCGGCAACATATCCCGATCAATATTTTCCTGCCTAATATCGAAATACAGCGAACCAAAAGCGGGGCTAGAAGGCAACATCATGTGTTCTGGTATTAATTCTATACCTACCTGATTTTTATTTATTTCTGAAATTCTGACCCAAGCTTTTAGCCTATCTGAAAAACCATAACCCAAGCGCAACGCCCGGATCTTTGACCCAAGCTTTGTTACGGTTTTAGGGCGCTGCGAATTATTCATGCTACCTTTTTACCCCGATAATAGTTAATCATTTCTTTATCGCTTTTGAAAACTGGCGAATCCATTTTTAATTTGCGGTGATCATAATCCCCAAATCTTTCCATAATCCGCATCATTTGATTTGGCTTTTCCATGTGTTCGAGCATGATCATTGCGCCCGCGCAATGTTGCGTTGCCTTTGTTTCCACGCCTTCACCCTTGCTATAATCTATAGTTTCGTGACAAGCAAAAGTGCCTTGCCTTTCAACAATTACATTGCAAATTTCCCGCGCACGCGCCGGGGTGATGTATGGCTTCACATCGTTCCTAAATGGGCATTTCGCGCATGGCGCTTTGAGATTATACCGCATTAATATAAATCCTCTGAAAATAAACCTTTATGCTGTGGTTTTTCCCTAAATGGCTGGCCGGATTCCAGCGCAATTTTTAACGCTTCATCCCGATCATGGAAGTTGTAAAGATTATCTACAAAGCCTTGCTCAAAATGATGGCCGCGATAATCAGGGAAAGCTTTTTCAGCTACATTGTGCATGATCATATCAAAATGCCGCACACCGCATATAATTACGCCGGTTTCGATATGTTTAATTGCCGCGCAAACTATTTGTAATTTTTCTACCATATTAACACCTATTGTTATTTTAACATTTTTTCCCCACCCTTTCGGATTGCCTTCATATCCTTTTTGGGCTAATTCCCACGCTTGTTCAGCATTTTGGGCATACATTTTATGAACTATTTTGCCATCTTCATCATCCCGCAAATAAATTGTTACGTCATATAACCGTAGCATTATAACCCCCTCATTGTTGCGTGTTCTTTGCACTTTTCCCATATCCTTACAAAGCGCTGGATATTCTTTTTTGTTGGTGATTTTAGCGCCCGTCTTTGGGCTTTTCGTTTCAGGCTTTTAAGCCGCGCCGGAACAAATTTATAATGTATGCTGCAAATCCATTCATCAAAGCCCCGCGCCGCTGGCGTGGTACGATTGCAAAACATAATGCAGCATTTAAGCCGTGCTTCGCGGCGTTTTTCAATTTCTTTTTTTACAACGGCCTGAACTTCCAAATGACCCATTCAGCCCTTCCTTTTGACATAAGTTTTTTGCACTTCATCATCAATGCTATTCATGGCAAGGCACGCCGCTTCTGCATCGGCTTGTTTTTCAAAGCAATAGCGGTGATCGTAACAATGTTCAGTGACATCAATCAGCAATGCCGTTGTGAAAATCATTTTGGCATTACATACAATGCCATCCGGCAATTCGCGGATATTCCAATAACCCTGTGATTCAAGGAATTTAATTAGGGCTTGTCCGGTAAGAGGCTCACGCATAATTAATGCCTCGTTTGGCTGGCGCGTCTTTCAACGCATTTCGGGCAATCGCAAACATCTTTTTCCCGGCGATATAATGCGTTTTTCAGCAACGCTGAAGCCATAGCGTGCCGCATCCATTCTGAACCTTCATCTTCAGATTTAATCATTTCGCCTATGATGTTTTCAAAGCACTGGCCTAAATCATTTCCGCTGCCATTCATCACGCCGAATGTTTGAACGTCTTTTGCGTCCGGTTGCGTTGAAACGCTGATGATCATGAAATCAAGATCGGCATCAAGCGCTTCATTTATTAGCGCATCAAGGCGCTTTTCAAATTCTTGTCTTGTAATCTTCATCTTTTCTTCTCCCAAGTTACTAACTTTATTGCACTTTATTTATGACAATATCCGGCCTTTGCGGGATCATCACTTTCTTTGCCGCTTCACGTTCAGCTTCACGCTTTATTTCGGCCTGTAATTCGCTATTGTAGGTATCAATGGCTTCTTTCGTGGTTACTACGGTTTCACCATTTTGAACATCAACCGCGAGATATTCACCCGCTTTAATATCGGTTTTTGCCCACCCAAATATTTTCATCCGGCGTGCCGGTGTTTCTGGGGTTTGTTTTTTATCTTTGTTTTGCATGGATTTTCCTTTTTGTTTCTTCTGATTCTTCTACATAAATGCAATCCATTGTTTGCGGATATGGAATATTAAACATCCGCTGTTGATCATGAACTACAGCCATATATTGATAGCACGCCGCCCGCGATTCAAAGCGCATAACTTGCATGTGCCTTTCCGGTATTCCCGGCGTGTACGGATTACTAAGAAATGTCATTATATAAAATATGTAAGCACTAACTGAAAGCATAAATTATCATCCTCTGTTATTTGGTTGTTTGACTGTTACCCCGGCAACACTTAATTCACCTTCGATTATGCCGTAAATTTTCGCTATCACGTTTTCTTCAACTACATCAGAAGCCGAAATTGCGTGAAGGTGAAATTCAATATCTCTTAAAGCGCGGCGGTGTTTTGCGCCTTCTGCTTTATGTTTTTCACAATTATTACAAGTGTGCATAATACCCCCTACGCAACCATGAAAATATGCCAAACTAAAGCACCATCCTGAACCGTGGCAATCCAATTGAATATTTCAGGATCGAATTTTAGTTCATGGCCTGTGCCTACAATGCGGAAATAAACTGGCATTTTTTGAGCATTAGGATTCACAATAGCCCATAGCTGCAATTTCCCGCCCTGCATTTGCACAGAAAGAATTTGCGAAAACATCGGCAATTCTATTGCTTGTTCATCCGTAATTTCTAATTCGTATTTGAATATTTTTTTCATCGGGTTTTTCTCCTTTATGTTTGATAAGAAATTGAGCAAAGCAGATCACAATAAATATCTTCTTCTTTGTTGAAATTGCCCCGGCTTGGCTCTAATTCATCAAGGAAAGTGCCGGTAATCGCAAAATTAAGCTGCCTTTCTAGTTTGGCCATCCGCGCAAATTGTTCTGGGAAATCTATTCTAATTTTATTCCAATAACCCATGCCGCCCTTAACACAGCCAATACAATTATTATGGCCGTATGGAGTGCCGGATTTTTGCGGCATATACATTGCCGGTAATTTTATGCCCTCTTTTTCGAGTATGGCCTTGCAATTAGCGCTTGTTAATTCGCGCTCAATAAGCGGGCAATATAAATCCACATTCGGATTTTCTTTTTTGAATCTGTTTACGCGGTGAATTTCATCAGCCGTATATCCGAAAACCTGAATATCTTCAGGAAGTTGGAAATTCTTTCTAACCTCTTTTTTTAAGTGCAGCGTGCAGGGCGCACCGGCCTGACTTTTCAAGTATTTCCGGCTCTCAAATACATCCCAAATATTATTGTATTTCGGGTGCTTTAGAACAATAATTTCTTGCCCGTACCATTTTTCACAATCTTTCAAAAAACGCATATTATCGGGGTGTTCACTGCCTGTATCGCAATACGCAATGATAACATTATCATCAGCATGTTCTTTCAATGCCAACTTTGCTGCAACCGCTGAAGTTGCGCCACAAGAAAACCAGCAAACAACCCGATATTTATCATCCATTTTTAAGCCTGTCTTTTCAGTGGTAAATCACGGCCTTTCATATCGCAATTTTTGATGCTGCGAATTTCGGATGATTCCGCGCCCGCGTATGTATTGGCCGCTTTATATTCCGCGACTGTCATTTTTCGAGCGCCTTCAGGTAACACCAAAACTGTAGGCTCACCGTTGATTACATAGGTGTAACCCGCCCAAATAACTTGCGTTTCTGGCAATTCGCGTTCATTTAATATTTCAGTATTCATAGCTTCTTCTCCCTTGTTTTATAATGTATTTTCTGCTTTTTCTAATTCTTCAGCCAAAGCAGTTAGCCGATCATCATTAAGCTTTTGAAGCTCACTGATAAATTTCTCAAAAATAACTATTGGCAAATCAATACGGGAGCTATTATCTTCATTTGTGTAATAATGAACCCGAAAATCTACCGATTTGCTTTCCATTTCGCGCTTTATGTATTTTTGTATTTGCGTAATTTGATTACGCATTTCTACCGCGTTTTCATATTGATCTAGTTTTTCATATAGTTTTTTAAGCATTTTGATTACTCCCAATCATTCATTGTTTGTTTTTCGTATTTGGCCAAATATTCAAATTCATCTTTTGTTAAGCCCACGCCCCGGCGCTTGGCTTGCAATTCGCGGTAATAGGCGCTGTCGCGTTTAATCCGGCCTTCAATTATGCTGATGATGTCGGCGGGCGCGGGAAATTTAGTTTTTTGCTGAACGTATCGCTCGAAAGCCGGAATAATTTTATCAGCCGGATAATTGCCAAGAAAACGCTCAAAAGTAAGCACAACAAACGGGAAAGATTCAACCTCTTTGCCGTAAAGTTCAAGCGTATGGAAGCATTGCTCTAAGATTTCAGTCATTGCGTTCATCACTTCCGGGCTGTTTTTGAGAACGGGCATTGAGGTTTTCGCGGAAATAGCGGAGTTGTTCGGTTTTACTACTAAATCCCCCATGTTTTCCGCTGGCTTTGCCTTCATTTCGGTTATTAGATTTTCCGATATTTGCCCTACTGTTTGCATAATTTTTTTCCTTTAGTTCTTTTGGGTAAAATGATTGCCAGCCGTTGATGATCGCATCTTCAAGCGCGGCGGTTATATCGTAACCAAGCTTATGAAATCCATGAAGTTTACCTATCGCCAGCTTCACAGCTTTTTCAGTCATAGGCACTTTCTTTTCAATCCGGTTTTCAACAAAATCAATAAAAAGCTGACCCGGCAACCAATCCGGCAAATCAGCCAGCAAAGGGATATAGGGTTTATTCTTACTCTTAACTTCTTTCTTCTTATCTTCTTTAGTAGTTGTTGAAGTCGAGTAGTTTTGTTTGTTGTTTGTTTGTTCGTTTGTTTGTTGATTGTTTGTTGACTTTTCAGCCTCTACACTCTCAAACGCCCGGATTCCAAAGATTTCAGGAACTATTTTGTTTGTTGGTTTCGATATGTTTTGTTTGTTGATTTCGCCCTGTTTTGTTTGTTGATTGTTTGTTGAAAAATGCGCTTCTTTTTGCTTGTTTGTTGCCCTGCTTTTTCTTTGTTGATAAAGATGATAATTTACAATGGTTAAAACGGTAAATTTGTTTGTTGATTGTAAAGTAATCTCTTTGGTTTTCTTCAACTTTTCAAGGCGTGCGCGAACTATCTGAAAACTCATTCCAGTTTCTTTAGAAAGATTTTCAATAGTTGTTACAAGCTGCCCACGCATAATTTCATGCCCGCGCCATGTTTTAGGCTTTGTATTCGCCTTCAAAATAAGATGCAGAAACAGGTGGAAGCAGTAACTATCTTTGTACCATTCCCATTCCTGAACTTTTCGATGCGTTTTAACCCAACCCACAGCCACAGATTTTTTCCTTTAATTGGCCGGTTGAACCACTGGCTTTGCCTCTATACGCTTTGATTCAACATAACTATCGAGATCTTCGGGAAGGAACTCTAATGCCTTTACCGGCTTGTAATAGGTGATCTTATTTGCATAGCAAAGCTGGCGTAATGTCGAAACTGACATACCCAAATACTTAGCCGCTTCCTTAATATCGAGCCTTTTACGCGGTGAAACTGTGGAATTATTCCCGGTTTCTTTTTTATCTTCTGATGTCATATTTTATTATCTCCTGTTTTTTTTAGTTGACATCTATCTTTTTATATCATATTTTACCACTTGTCAACACTAAAAATAAGGAACAACTAAAATGCAAAACAACACATCACTAAATACTATCCCGCCACAAGGCCATAATAACCCGCCAAGTGAAATTGATCTTTTGAAAGAAAAACTAAAAGAGAAACACAAATCGCTTTTGGATAACGCACGTTCAGAAATTGAGAACTTGCGCGATAATATACCGCAAATTATCGAAAGTGAAGAACAAAACGCCGAACTCGCTGACATGATTAAAAACCTCACCGGCATTGCCAAAAAGGTTGAATCTACCCGCGTGGCCGAAAAAGAATATTTCTTGCAAGGCGGCAAAGTTGTAGATGGCTTTTTCAAACTGGTAATTGATACGATTGATAAAACTAAGCGTGCCGCGCAAGTGCCTATTACCAATTATTTGACAAAACAGGCTGAAGCGGAACGTGAACGCAAACGGCAAGAAGCCGCCGCCGCTGAAGCTGCCGCGAAAGCAAAGCTTGAAACTGCCGTGCAATTAGAAGGTGATGGCCTGAATAAAGCCGCTGAAAAAACGCTGGATCAAGCCCAAGCGCTTGAACAACAGGCGCAAAAAGCCGCTGAAGCTGTTACCGCTAAACCGGCTGAATTGGCAAGCACACGCGGATCAATGTCACTGGCTGGCCTTCGCACAAGATGGGTTGGTGAAGTGCGCGATTATGCAGCTTTGGATTTGGAAAAATTACGCCCTTTCATCAATCGGGATGCGCTTGATAAAGCGGTGAATCAATTCGTTTCCAATGGCGGGCGCGAACTTACCGGCGCGGCTATCTTTGAAAAAACTGATTCTGTTATTCGCTAGGGGGTAATATGTATAAAGAATGGTTAGTATATAATGAAGAAAAGAAGCAAATAATTTCGGTGCATAATTCCTATATTGAGGCTGACAAAATGGCTGAAAAACTAGCAATGGCGCAACCAAATAACCAATATTCGCTTTTTGAGAAGATTTATACTTTTAAGGCAAAGCCGGTAGAAGTTGGAAAGCAGAAAATTACAGAAAATGCACCGCAACCAGCACCGGATGATGAAATACCATTTTAACAATAAGGGAGAAGAAATAAATGAAACTCAAACGATTAACTATAGGCTTAAAAAATTCATGGGATAAAGATTGTAATACCTATGAAGGCGAAATAGAATTTTTCAACGGCCACGGCGGAATTAAAATCAATCTCACTGAAGATCAAATCGCCGGTATTTTGCCGGTTGTTGCTGATAATTTAGTGACCGCCACAAAAGAAGCCACAGAAGCTATGACCGCTTCAGTTATTGAGGCCATAGCAAATAAACCCGTAAAACAATTAGAAGGTAATTAAAATGAAAACATCCGAACAAATTGACAAAATCGCTGGCGCTTTATCAGTCGCGCAAATGGAAATTAAAAACCCTGAAAAAGATACACAGGCTGAAGGTGATAAGGGGAATTACAAAACTGCCCCGATTTCCGCTTTCTTTGATGCTGTGAAAGCGCCTTTCGGCAAGAACGGTATTGCTTATTTTCAGGATTTGAAAATTGATGAAGAACGCAAGCGGGTTAGCTGCAACACGCGCCTTATGCACGCTTCAGGCCAATGGCTTGAACCTGATGAACCAATAGTTTTGCATTATCAGAACGCAACGCCTGAAGATCGCGGCATGACAATTTACCTTGCCCGCAAGCACAGTTTCCAATCAGTCACCGGCATGGCGGCGGCGAATGAAATCGAGGAAAGCGGATCAAAACCGCGCCGCGATTACACCACGCAATATGCAACCGGTGAAGAACGCAAAACGGCAAAGCAGCAAGTTCTTGATGCGCTGAACCTTGTGAAAGATGCGGGCGGCAACCTGAATGATCTTAATGAAGCTTGGGAAAAGCACAAAGAAACGGTTGATAAGCTGGCCTTAGAAGATCCGCAATACATCAGTGATATTATCCGCCTGAAACGCGATATTGAAGATAATCTTGAAGGTAAAATATGATCATTGATTTTTTCAAACGCCGGTTTCTTGAAGCCTTCGGTGAAAGGCATGAAGTCCGAACTACGCATATTCCGGGTGATGATCTAATCAAGATTTATTACGAATGGCGCGGCACATTTTACTATATGGGCTGCGAAAGAGAATTGCGCTAAACATTAACTTCTTGGGGGAAAAATGGATTTTCAAAATACAAATTTCGGCGGCTCTGATTATGACGCTGAACGCGATTGCAGTAGAATGTCCGATGCAATGGAAAAGGTTTATAATTTTCTAACTTTTCCAATTCACTTGAATGAATGGCACACGCTTGAAAGAATCGCCGGATCAACCGGCGTGCCGCAATCTTCTGTAGGTAGCTATCTTTGCTATTTACGCCGGGATTACGGTTTTCAAGTGCCAAAGAAATATATGGGCAACGGGCTTTTTGCCTATCAGCTTGGCCGGAAACTAGCGCCAAAGCCTAAAAAGATGAAGGCAATTGGTGATAAAGAATTATTCGGGGAAATGATGCGCTCTATTTACGCATACGCCGCGCAACCGGATTTAATCAATGATGCGGCACTTCAAACTTCAGCAATCAAATGGGCTAAAGATATGGCCGGGAGAGTAAAAACAAATGACTAAGTATGTAATTTTTTGTGACGGATCTTGTCACCCTAATCCTAATGGTTTCGGCGGATGGGGTGCGCTTATAATCCATGAAACAACAAATCAAAGAAGCCGAATTAAAGGCGGTGAAGGGAATACCACAAATAACCGCATGGAATTACTTGCGGCAATTATGGCGCTGAAACACTTGCCGAATGAAACAATTTGCACGGTGACGGTAATCAGCGATAGCCAATATATGCGGAAAGGCATTACACAATGGATTCACAACTGGAAACAAAATGGCTGGCAAACTAAGCCGTGGAAAGGAAGGCCAGCCGCGCCGGTAAAAAATGCCGATTTGTGGCAACAATTAGATGAAATCCGCGAAAAGCATGAAGTTAAATTCAAATGGGTAAAAGGCCATAGCAATTCATCAGGTAATTGCCAAGCCGATGAATTGGCCAATCAAGGCCGAATGGAATTTCTAAAACAACATAGGGAGAAACAATATGCCTAAACGAATACAACGCAAAAGAACCAAAGGTTGGAAACGCCCAGAAAATACTGTTTATGTGGGGCGCGGCTCATATTATGGGAATCCGTTTGTAATAGGCGTTCATGTGCGCGATGCTGAAGAAGCGGTTTATCACTACAAAAATTGGATTGAAAGTTGGAAAACCTTGCATATCGCTAAAATTAGGAAAGAATTGCGGGGAAAGAACTTAATGTGTTGGTGTCCTGAACATCAGAAATGCCACGCTGATATTTTATTAAAAATCGCCAATGACCCATTATACGAAATTTACACAAAAAACGCCTGATATAACCCGTGATTTATTAATAGTGAAAACCTATTTCGGATCAATTTTTATGGCGCGATATGATTATTTGGAAAACCAATTCTTGATTGAAAACCCAAAAGGAAAATATTTGCCGGTTGAAGCCGATAAAATCGAATACTGGAAATTAGCAAAATGAAAAACATTCACTTACCGGCAATTCTAACAATGATGGCTATGAATAGCACGCATCAAGAATTAGATCGGGCTTATTATTCCGTGAAGCGGAAAAGCACACTAAGCCGCAAGGATCAAGCAAAGCGCAAAAGCCGAAACAAGATGCGTAAAAAATCGAGGGGCAAATGAAAAACCAAAAAGATCAAATTGTGATTGTCACAAAGCCGATTCAGCCGGACGGTAAAACCGGTTACGGGCTGGCCATTGTCAATGCGCTGAAAGAACTTGTGGGCAAGCGGGCAATTATCATTATTCAGGAATATCGGAAAATCAGATCAAATAAGCAAAACCGCTATTATTGGGGCGTGGTTTTGAAAGCCTATCAACGCTATTTTCAATCCAATAATGTGTATATGTCCGATGATGATATGCACCTTTGGATCAAGGAATATGTATGGCGCGATTATGTGGATATTCAAATTGAAGATGTTGATTCCGAAACTGGTGAAGTGCGGATGATCCCTTTTCGCAAGATCCTTACCAGTACGATTTTAACAACAATCGAATGGGAAGAACGCATGACTATAAGCCGCAATTATGCCGCCGAACATTTCAATATTCAAATACCAGAACCGAATGAACGGCTTGACAAACAAATCCTTGAAACGCTCGAACATCCCGAAGGTATTTATTACGATGTTGATTTCGGGAATTACTTCAACATTGTTGATGTGCCAAGCCAAAGAGTTGAACGCGCCGCGCCGAAACGATTATCAAACAAATAATGGTTTCTTTATGCAGGATGTGTTCTTTGATGTTATAGCAGGATAGCAATTCCCCGTTGCTTTTATTTCCTGATATAGCGCCCCGCGCCGCCGTGATGAATCCCCCCGGTTTATCCTGTGGTAGCGGGGATTTTTATTGTTGTATTTTTGCACTTTTTGGCCATTTTTGGCCTTTTTATTACACTTTTATGACGCTGAAAGCCACGGTTTGCTTGGCTTTGGCATTTTTCTTATCTTTTCCTGTTTTTTGCTATTGCATTTTATCATTACCTGTTATAAGATGTCTTATATCAACAACAAACAACATCTAAGGACACTTTATGAAATTCCAAGCACACGGCATCAAAACTTCAGAAGGTTTAGAAAAAGCTTTTTATATGATTTCTTGCAGACACAATGGCGAAAAGTTTATTCGCGTTTGCGCTGATTCATATAAATCCTTCAGCAAAGAAATCAGAGAAGCTTTCAAAGTGCGTAACGATTCTGATTCAATGACTGATTACTTTGATAAGGATGATTTTGAAGTTACACGCGAACACCCATTATTTCAAGATGTAGTTGAAGGCTTCCGCAAAAAATTAGCTTTCCGCCTGAAAAGCAAAAATGCAAGAACCCGTGAATATACACAGGCAACACTTGAAGAATTAAATCAATTATCTGCTTAACCCCGTAACCGAGCCAGCGCGGTAACTTTACGCTGGCATTAACCCTAACAATCTAAGGAAACACTATGAAAACATTATTTTTAATATTTCTTGGGCTTCTAATTTCCGCCTTCTATAGCGCCAGCCATGCGGCTGAACTTGCTAAATTTTCTGTGAATATTCAAGGCCGTTGCGTACATAATTGCGCGTTGCCTGAAATTAAAACAGAGGTGAATTAACATGAAACATTATATTAAAACATTCGGCGCGGCGATCCCGCGAAATGCCAAATTAATAGCCGTCTTAGCATTGGTTTTTGCCGGTTATCAACATGGCAAATATGTTGGTGAACTTGGCGGCAAATATGATAGCGCGGCCTATGAAGGTATTATTGCACAAGCGGCGGCAATGCCTGAAAAGCAGCGTATCTATGCAGCGGATCAATATATTGATGCCAATCCCCCAAAATATTCAGGAAGGTAATTTATGGAATTTCTTGATAAAAATGCCAAAATCACGGCCAGAGCTACGGGCGGCAACGTCAACATTCATCATGTAATTGATGATTTGCAAGCGGCTGAAGAAGAACGGGGTGAATTGCATAATCGCCTACATCACAGCCAATTATTTTTACTTGATCTATTTCATCACGGCCTTTCGGCAATGAATAAGGAAATGCTTTTCAAAATCATTCAGGCAAATAAGCCATTTGTGAGAAGCGAAACTTGCCCGGATTGCGGCTATGCAGTTAGTAGCGTTTTTGACCATATCGGCTTAGATTGCAGCCCGGATATGACATTACGCCAGATCCGCAAGCTTGAAAAGGAAGGTGAAGAAATCGCTAAACAATTAGAAGCGGAGAAGAAAAATGGATAGCCCCCTTTTTGAAACAATCAAAGCCTTCCTTATGGGCGCATTGGCTTTGGCCATTATAATTTTCGGTGGCGCGGCCATTTATTTCGTGATTCACGGCGCGTTGCAAGTTCTACAAATCATCAAATAAAGGAAATCTTATGCACTTATTTTACACGATTTTAGCCGCAATACTTTCATTCGGTATCGGCTTTGTAATTGGCCGGTTAATCGCACGCGAAAAGCTGGCTGAAAAAATATGGAATGGCATTGCGAAAGCTGCCGAAATTAAAAAGGATAAATAATATGAATAAAAAAAATGATTCAGAAATAAGCGCCGATCTTTCAATTTATGCTTATATGCACTGTGGGCAATGTTTGGATGAATGGAAATCTAATCCGAAAATTAATAAACAATTCAGCCCCCGCGATTGGGCGGCTATTTCTGTGGGCTGGACTGAAAAGGGTTTTCAAGTGTGGTGCTATAGGCATGAAATAAATATTTGCCATGTAGATTTTGAAGGCCACAAACATCCCGCAAATATCACTTCTTCAAATGCCAATCTAGTTTGCAGCGATTGCGAGGAAGGTAAATAATGGGCGAGGTAATTCAATTTCCACTTCAACCAAGCGCCGTCGATTTGGTGAAAACAACGCCACTTTTCAAAGACTATAAAAAGTTGCGCCAAAAATATGAATATGCGCTTGAGATCTTGAGCCGCCGCCCTGCATTAACGGCTGATGATCCGGTAATTCGGTATTATGCCGCTTTTGGTTTTTACGCGGTTGAACGGGGTGAAATCACACTTGGCGCTTTCGATACACGCCGGGAAGCGGTGATATTTTTAGCAAACTATTACGAGGGGGTTTTATGGAAATTAAACTAAAGGTTACGCCGCGCCGGGGTGAGGCATATTATTACAGCTTTGGGGAAATCCCCGCCGCGAAAGCTTATGCGGATGAATTAAATTTCAATGATGATATGCGCGATTTCAAAGAGATCAAAAAGATCGAATTGGAAGTAGATGGCGTAATTGTGAAACAGCTTTAAGGGTAACATCAACACAACGGAGAAGAAAAATGGAAGTAGTAGTAATTTACAAAAAGAAGCGAAAAATAATAAAACCACAACAACCACAACCAAAAAAGGATGCTGCATGAGCTATACAGTTAATATTTTCAATGGAAGGACATTAATCAACAAATGCAGCTTTGTTGATCCGTTCAAGGCCAGTGGCCATTTCAATAACCTAGTGCCTTACTATAAACGCTTGGGCAACGGGTATCATCTTGATTTGGTTTCCGGCGCGAAAGTTTTACGCACCACGCGATAATGAACGGGCTGGCCATAGATGCGCTGAAATTATTATCAGCAAATATCGAAGCTGATATGAACGCTTTCGGGAAGTTCAATATTTCGGCGTGGTATTGTCTTAAAACACATAAAGATTTTGTGGATGATTTAATTATGAGGTTAGAAAAATGCTCAAAATAATTACTGGAATTATTATCATTGGCGGATTCATTGCAATCCACACTAATTTTGATCTATTCGCGCACCTGTAGGAAAATTGCAACTAGCGAACTGGCCGGGGAATGATATTATTATTTCCCCGGTATGGGTAACAACAAACACAACATGAAAGGAAAAAATATGACGCAACTAATTACACAAATTAAATTTGTGAACAAAGCCAAAACTTTGATTCAATTACAGGATCGGGAAACTGGCGATAATTCGGTTACAAATAAGAAAACAGTTTATGAATCTGATGATTTACGTCACCCGGATTTTAGCAATGTTCAGAATGAAATCATGCCGTATTTACGCAAGATCTTCAATGTGGATAAAAAGCGCGATATTGAATTTAAGGCCGTTCACCTTTTGCGGGATGATTATAATGGCGTGATGTTCACCGTATGCGAAAGATTTGAAGGGATGCCGGGTGCATCAACTTACACATGGCCGGTATTGGTTGAAGCTGATGCTTCCAAAGACAATAAAAACAAAATCCCGGTACAATTACAGGATGCTATTGATAAATTAATCAGTGAAGCGCACCTTTATATGGGCGGCAAACGCTCACAAGGCGCTTTACCTTTGGATTCGGATGAAGAAGAAAACGAAGAAGAAGAAAATGATTAATCAGAATATCGCCTATCGGGGATTGTAGGGGCGATAAGCGGGTAAGCCAGTGAGTGCCGCTATAACTAAATAACCGCTGGCGGATAAGATAGCGCTCCTTAGATGGCTAGGCTTATTTCAAAATGGGGGGATTATGGCAATAGAAGAACATTACATATTTACTAGGGATGATCTGAAAATTGAAAGTAATTCCCCCAAAGGCAAAAAATCTTACACTGATTATCCTACATGCCAATTTTGGGGCTGCGAGGATGAAGAAAATCCTAATATAATTCGGAGTATCACAGAATGACAAAAGCAGCGGTAAAGCAATATCCTGATTGGGTATGCCAAGATTGCGGTTTAGCGGCAAGCGGCGGGCGGCAATTCAAATATTCAACCTATCATTTCGGCCATTGCAATGTTTGTGACGGTGATAAAATCCCGGTTACTGAACCGCGTGATTTCTTTTACCCGGAGTTCAAAGGCCACGAAAAACTTATATTTTCCGAAAACGAAACAATTCAAAATATTTTCAACAATGGGCGTAAAGAAAGCTAGAACACCGGCTGAAAAAGCCTATATGGATAAAGTAGCGCGGTTAGGCTGCATGATTTGCGGCAAGCCGCCACACCTTCACCACGTTACCGGGGCGGGAATGGGCTTGAAATCATCAAATTATGATGTGATCCCGCTTTGCCCGTATCATCATCAGCAAGGCGGTTATGGTGAAGCCGTGCATAATGGCACAAAAGAATTTGAAAGTCGTTATGGCACACAGGCGGAAATGCTAGAAAAAGTAAGACAAATGTTACGTTTTTAGGCTATAATACCCTCTTAACAAACTACGGGGGCAAGCCATGAATACACTTCTTGAAGTTGTATTGTTCATTTCATTAACTTATATCAGCGGTTGCGTGTACCTCTTTCGCGGGGGTAGCCAGCAATTACCAACAATCCATTTCATGCGCCCTGCGTTGTTTGCGGGCATATTTCTTTCACCGGCAATTATTGCGCCGTATTTGGTTTATCAAGGCATTGCCACTTACCAAGTGATTTATTATTCACTGGCCGTTGCACAAGGCTATTCCATTGGCGTTATTTTGGGCTGGCATAATTGGTGGACAATCGGGCAATCAACAACCCATTTCTATGATCCGTACCCGGTGATTGATTGGATATTGCTGAAAATTTGGGGAAAACAATATATTCCAACCGATCATGCCGATTATGGGCAAGTTGCCAAATATCCGAAATATTTCACTACAGGAAATATCCGCCCGGTATGGTGGCGATCAACCCGCGAGGCAACCGGTTTCTTTATGCGGATGTGCATGTATGCCGGATTATTCCTTTTCCCGAACTTGCGGCTTGCTTACAGCGGCGATATGGGGCTAGGGGATGCTTTGACCCTTGCGGCATGTTTCACCGCTTCATTCGCGTTTATATCGGTTATTTTCTACGCTATCTTCGCGTGGTGTTCATGGATTCCGAAAGGTGATGATAAATTAAATTGGGCTGAATTTCCAACCGGGCTTGCTTTGGGCGCGGCGGTATTGCTTAATTCAATTCTGGCCTTTTAATTTCCACGTTTGATTTATGAAATCTTGCAGCCCGCTTACTGTGAGCCGGAGTTTTTCACACTTGCCGCCGTATTCGATGAACCTTGAAGAATCAATTCCATTTCCTTCAGCATTGATTCCTTTTGCACCGGCTGCATTAGCGCCGGTGGCGGGCTTGGTAACGTAAATGATTCTAGGGGCTTGCTGGCGCAACTTGTTAAGCTGATCATTAAGATCATTGATTTTATTCTCATAATCCGTACCCACGTTTGAAGTTATTTGCTTTTCATCAGCGCATTGCTTGATGTCGAATTGCACTTGCGCGGCGAGTTTATCATCATTGATTTTCTGCAACCGGTTTACATCCCAATTATGCAGGAATATCGAAATAACCAAAGTTGGAATTGCGCCAAGCGCTACGAATAACCAATTCATTTGCCCCGCCTTAAATTCAGAACGCTATCAGCGATAATTTTAAGTGTTTTATTCAAGCCGCTTGCGCCGAAAAAACAAAGTGCATAGTCATAAATATTCAGCTTCCACATAAAGAAAGCCACAGTAAGAGAAATGCAGCCTACAAAGGTAAGAATACCACTAAGGCCGCATTTCAATAGCGCGTCCGGTTGCACGCCTTTTTCTAGTTTGTTGCCAATACTTTTTTCAGCCATGCCCACGCTTCTTCAAGATCCTTTTCTGCAATTGCAAAGAATGATTCTTTGTGTTGATCAATTACGCTTTCAGCGGGCGCTTCAGCCGGTGTTTCCGCTGGCTGTGCCGTTTCTGCTACAGTTTCGGATTTTTTTTCTTCTGCATCAGCCGAAACGCTGCCTTCTGTTGAAGTTTCAGCATCCGCCGCAACGGGCTGTGAAGTTTCGGTTGCCGCTGTAGCTTCATTAGTTTGAGCCGTTTCAGTAGCTTGTGTATCTTGGTTTTCATCTGTCATGGTGTTACCTTTTTTTTGAAAGTTATTGTGCCTGAAGTACCCGCAATTTCTAAGAGTTTTTCAAGCGTAGTGATAGAATTTAACACAGCCGGGTATTTAATGCCATCAATTACTAAAGAACCCTTCCTACCAACAAGGCAACAACCTTCAATATCAAGAATGGTATTGCCGTTATGAACCAAAATATATGACCGGGGCGCGGTTTCCTTCAAATCCAATAAAAGCACTTTGCGTTTGAGGCTTGGCGAAAAATATATCGAGTAGTGATAAGTGCCTTCAGGAATACAGGAAATCTTGTTTTGATTATTCGCCCATTTTAATTCGATTGTATCACAGAACTTTTCACCTTTCCGGTTATCAAACAATTCCCCCGGCGTATAATCTTTTTGATAATCGCGGATTACTGTGAAATTGCCCATTTATGGCCTCATTCTTTCAAGTGATGCAAATCGTAGGGAAAGCCCTTGAATATCGCGCTTGTTGTCATTTGAATCAGCGCTTAACCGGGCTATGGTTTCTTTATTTTCTTTCGTATCATCCGCCATGCGCTGTTGCTTTTCATCAATACGGGCAAGGCTAACTTGCATTTGCTGAATGGCACGGGTGTTTTCATCAAGGCTATGCTGGAAACTTTGCACTTGATAAACAAGTAAAGAAACTAGCGCCGGGGTTACGAAACGTAATATATCTACGAATGTAACCCAAGTTTTGCGATCAACCTTAGTACCCATTGTCATTCGCTTTATCATCCCCCGATTATAGCCCTAGGGCTGTAAAATATTTATACCCTTTCTAAAATGATATAGAAAATTTATGTTTTTACAACCCGCTGTTTGCCTTGATGTTACTAAATCTGTTTTTATTACCGGGAATAGATGTCTTATAACATCTACTTTTAATTGAAATAATAAATCAGGAAGCCAGCGATTACAGCCGAAATACCAAGCAAAATGCGGATTTGCTTACACACCGGGCAAGGATTCAGCCACGCATTTAAGCTAAAGAAAGAACTCAAGCAAATTTTATCCCTACATTCTTCAGCTTTTGCGGATTTAGCCGCCTTCTTTTTCAACCTATCGCGGCGGCGCACTTCTTCTTCGAAGATATTGCGGGTATGGGTTAGTTTCCGAATATTTTTATGATGATCTTTTACCGCCTCTTTCAAATGCGTGTAGCTGGCATTTGCCGCCCATTCCATAGGGTTAGGGGCTTTTCTTTCTTGCACGCCAGTTTCAATAAATTTCGCCAAGCCTTCAGCGAACATCCGGCCATGCCCCACAGATTTCAATTCCCCATTTTCAAAAATCAGCGTTTTCGGCACGCCGCCATCACCCTGAAGAAATTCATTTCTGAATTTATTTTCTTTTTCATTACGCGGGATTTTCATCGCTACAAAAGTGCTATCCTTATATTGAGCCGCCGCCGCGTCAAAAATGGATTCATATTCTTTGCAGTATGGGCAATTATCATCCCACACTTTTACAATTACTTTCTTATTTGATTTAATTATTTTGCGAACTTCTTTTTCATTCAGCATTTGCAACCCTCGTTATCAGCGCAATATCTGAACGTAATTGCGCCATTTCCCTTGCCAGTATTCCGGCTTGATTGCGATTATTTATAACAGCCTCGTTTTTTTCCGCAAGAATTTTGGGTGCATTAATCTGTATTTCGCTTATTGCGAATTGATCGCTGGCCGCTAATTGCTGCATGTAATCCGATTGCGGTTTACGCTCAATCAGCAATCTAATTGCCTGTTTTTGTTCGTTTGTAAGCATATTGCCCCCTTTAGAATAACCACCAATTTTTACTTAAATAATATGTGCCGTAGCATCCGGCATAATAATTCGTACTCATACAAGTCGAACCATCATAAATTGAATCACAAACAGGATTACCGCTGCAAGTCGAGCCATCCCAAGAACAAGTGTTATAATATGGGCTGCAACCGGCTGTAGCTGTGCAAGTTGATTCATCAAATGCGCCGCAACTTGCCGCATCCGCAAATGGCGAAATATGGATATGCTCTTTATCCGCCGTCATAGAATAACTGCCAGAACCATTAATTGTTTGATCGCCATACGGTTTGATATTAATTGTGCCGCCAGAACCTTCTTTCACGATTTCATAATCCCTACCCGGCACGCTAAACATATCCGGCAAATTCAGCGTTAAAGCCGCTGACCATACGCAACCAGCTTCAGCCCCGCAATCTGTAGAATTGCCAATATTAATGCAGCTTGATGTGCCTTCGCATTGTGCGCCATAACTACCAGAACAATTACCGGTGTAATAATTTCCGGTGCAAGAATAGTTATCATAACTACCGCCGCATGAATCAAAATATGTTGTTGAACTGCAACTAGATTCATCCGTTTGACTTGAGCAATTTCCGCCGCCGCTGCAATATGACCATATTTGATATGAATTACAGCTTGATTCATCAAAAAAGAAATCACACTCACCGCCGCCCGTGCATTGTGAGCCATCCCATGAACAAGGATTTATATAATTATTCGTGCAAGGGGAAAAATTTGGCGAACATCCCATTGTCATAGAACAAGTTGATTCATCAAAACCCGCGCATGATTGCGGGTTATTTGTCCAAGCACAATCACCGCCATAACTATCATCTTGGGAATAACAGCTTGATTCATCACCCGCGCTGCTACAGCTATTTTGATCTGCGGTGCATCCTGTAGTGCCAGAACAAGTTCCCATGCCATATTCGTAATTAAAATTACTGCATGGATTGCCATAATTGTAATTGCATCCGCCGTGGGCGCTATTGGCCGCACATTCTGTTGGATTCGCCCAATGTGAGCATGGATAAGTAGGCGTGCCGGTGCAAGCTGAAGCATTTGTTGCGTTAATGATCCATTTTGAGCCTGAACCGTCAAGCGTGCCTGATGCGGTAAGCTTCTTGACTTTTCCGCCCCGGCTTCCCTGACTATCCAAAGTTGATGCTGGCGAACCTGTGCTACCCGCATTTACACCGCTGCCAAAAAGCCCTAACCCATAATGCTGAAAAGCGCCGGGGTACAAATATGCAATTACGCTGTTAAAAGCTTTACTATACCAACTAAAATAATTGCCACCGCTTGCCCACTGGCTGATTTCGCCGCTTGAACTTACACCGATTGCCGCCTTTGAAACGCCGCCAAAATAATATTCTTCCCAAGTGTTTGTACCGGCATTGTTATATTGCACAGCCCTTTGGCTTCCCGGTGTACCGGCTGTATGATTGAAATTGATCATTGCCTTTGTGCTTGAAGGCGCATAATTCACGCCACCCACACCAAGCGATTCCGTAGCTATAGAACCGTCTTGCAGCTTTTTGACTGAAATATTATCAATCGTGAATCGCGCTGTATTTGAAGGTGTGAAGGCAAGAACCGAATTGTTTGTAGGAATAATTTTAACCGAATAGCTACCATTCGCGCTTACTGCCGGTGAAGATACACCGCCTATGCTTGGCGTGACCGTGCCAGCGGTAAGATTGGAAATATCAAAGGTAAGTTGATAAATTTCGCCAAGAACAACGCCGATATTCTGGCTTAATGCCGCTGTGCCATTTGATGTTTTGCTTACGGAATTGGAGCTATAAACAAATCCGCTGCCCAATGTCCAACCGGACGCGCTGCCGGTAAAAGTGCCGTTTGTAACTTTTTCAGTGCCAAGTGAACCGAAGGCTTCGAGCCGGTTTGTTGTGGTATCGTAATTGAAAAACGTATTTGCGCCCAATGCGCCATTTACATTGATTTGCACATTGCCATTTACGCCGCCCGGAGTGCCGCCACCGGTTGCGCTGATTGTGAAATTTGGATATGTGCCGGTGATCGTTACATTCGCGCCGCCCGCCAAAGTAACAATTTGATCCGGCGCGGAGTTGGTAATTACGCCGGTTGAATTATTGTAATTAATGCCAGTGCCGCCCGATAATGCGCCGCGTGCGCGTGCATTTGTGAAATAAAGATTTAGCCCGCCTTCGCCAATATTATCAGTATTCAGAACAACAACACCGATTTGGCCATTCACCGATAAAACTGCATCCGTATTATCAATTTTTTGCCACGCCGATCCGCTATAAATTGCCCAATCGCCTACTTTCCAATCCGTTATGCCGTCAAGATTTGTCGAACCGGCAACCGAAACAACGTAATAATAACCTTTCGTGCCTACACCTGAAGCCAGCGCCGGGTTATTTGTATTTGCGTTCCATGAACCCTGATAATTCAAACTGCCAATAATTGAAGCCGGGATTTGCGAAAGCGGAATCTTGCCCGTGCCGTCAAGTGATGCAAGGCCGTTTGCCATGCCGATCAAGGTATTCAGGTAAGTTTGAACAAGCGAATTGGCATAATATTTATGCGTTGCGCCTTCAGCTAAATTATCTGTGGTGAAGCCGGTTAAATTAGTAATGAACCCGGCATTATTATTGAATAAAGTGATGTTTTGGCCAGTGAGCGCCGCAATCGCCCGCGCCGCCGTGAAGTATAAATTCGTGGCTTCTGTAACTTGATCTGTATTGTAATCGCCGTTTTGCGCCGTAACCGCGCCGGTGCGCCCAAAAACGCTACTTACCGCGCCGCCACCGGATTCATTTTCCCAACCTATATCGTAATCTGCATCACTAAGTTTTTTAGGCACTTGGCCGGTTGTGCCACCGGGCGGCAAGCCTTTACCCGGCAACCCCGGCACACCAACAACTAAAGTTTTTGGCTTAACATCCTGCTTAATGACAACCGTTTTTTGTTCTTCATTAACAAGGGTTGTGCTTACATTCTCTTTTACATTGAAGCTCATACACCGGGATCTGCCCTTTTAATAAGGTTGATAAGGCCATCAGCATAAGCAATGACATCATTCGCATCTGAATTATTCACAAGACTTATGGAATAATTGAGGCAACAAGCGGTAATATCGCCCGTTTCATTCGCCGGTATTTTAAGGGTAAGCCACCAATTCGCGCCAAAAACAAGATTTGGCGAACCGCTAAAATCAATTACGGGATCGGCATCAGTTAGTTTTATTTTCGCCACAAAGCGCGGGGTGTAGCCGGTGAAATCAACCGGATTACCCGCTGCATCTAATAACTGAAACTGTGTATCGAAATCAGCGCCAGCCCATAGATCAAAATCATATTGCCCCGGTACAATCATCAAACAAGTTGCCCCCGCAATGCCGCTATTTGATTATTTACATTCACTAACCAACCGTTATCAACCCCAAGAATCGCCTCACGAATACGGCGTTCAGTCACAGTTTGTTCAAGCGCGGCAATTTGCGCGAAAATTTCATCATTCGGATTTTCAACCACTTCAGGCAATGGCCACGAATCGCCTTTGCCGCCTACATCAGATTGAATCAATTCACAATCTACAGGCGGAATCCAACGGGGATCAACAAGCACATCATCCACTTTTTCAACAAGCGCCGGTTGCGGCGTAACAATATCGGGTTGTGCGATCATCACCGGGTTTTCATCTTTATCGAAAACAAGATTATCATCAGCATCCCTTAATTGCACCGGATCTTGCGGCGTAATTAAATCAGGCTGTGGCGTGATTTTATCCGGTTGCGGAATACGCACCATTTTTTCAGGCGGGCATGGTGTGCCGTCATGAATATTATCAGGATCAACTATGATCGAATCAATAATTTTGCCTTCTTTAACTAAAATATATCTTTGCATATTATTCATTCCATGTTGCGATTAATAAACCGGCCTTGCCGTTGCCACCGGCAAACGCGCCCGCCGCTGAAGCTGAATTTCCGCCAGAACCGCCAGAACCCAAAGCGCCATCAGATCGGCCAGCCCCTTGATATGGCGCTGAACTTCCGCCGCCAAGTGATGAAGCCCCGCCTTGTGAGCCGCCGTTTGTTTGGTTGCCCGCCGTTCCCGAACCGCCACCGCCACCCGGCCATGAATAAACCGTACCGACTGAAGGGGAAGCGTGCGAACCCGCGCCGCCGATTCCGCCGTTAAATCCTGAAGCCTGTGAGCCGCCGTTAGCGGTAACAGTATCAGAACCAATTGTAATTGAAGTATTGCCGCCCGCCGTGCCAGCATTTGCACCTGAAGCGCCGCCGTTGCCAGCCGCGCCAATAGTTACACTATAATTTGTTGAAGGTGATAAACCGGTAACACCCATCCAATAAACAGTTTCACCCGCACCGCCCGCCGCGCCCGAAGTTGCAGAAGCACAGCCAGAACCGCCAGCGCCGCCAGCAATCAAAATAAAGTTGAATACTGTGGATGTTGTAATATTGGCCGGTGTAGTGAAGTTTCCTGATGAAGCAATTAATTGAATTTTATTCAACATCAAGGCTCTTAGTGAAGTGCTTGTCATAAGCATATTCGCATTTAGCGAAATTTCAGAATATGCCGAACCGCTACCCGCCGAACCTGAACCGATCAAACGGCTATTTGCAGTAGCATTTTGGATCTTCGCAAGCGTGATTGCCGCGTTATTTACCATTGATGTAAGAACTTTATTTGCACCAATAGAAAGGTTGATATTTGTGGTTAAAAGCCCCGTGCCGGTAACATCACCGCCGCTTGCCGTGAATGTTTGCGCTGGCGGAATAGGTGAACCGCCACTTGCCGGGATAATCGAACCCACAACAACGCCGCCGCTTAAACCGTAAAAGATTACAACGTCATTCGCCGCACAAGTATAATTCGCGCCACCGGTATTTAACAGAAGGCTTGCGCCGTATGTTAATTGAGGCGTGCCACTAAATTTACAAATCTTCAAACGGCCTTCAGGTATGGTAACGGCTGTAATTCCTGTATTGCCGGTAATGTTTAGAATATCGCCGGTTGAATTTGTTAAGTTCAATGTCGCTGCCGCCGCAATATCAGCGCCATGTGAAAATGCTGGCGGGTTGATTAATTGCGCTTGTGTGCCGTCATAAATGGCCATTGCAAGCTTGCCGGTTGTCAAATCATTTGGCGCAAGTGCTATTGTACCGTTATAACCTTTTGTAATATTGATATTTCCAACGCCGCTTACGTTTAAGGTTGCCGCGCCGGTGTTATTTGCAGAAGGTAAGAATAAAATGATCATCGGCGCTGAATATGCCGTGATTGCATTTGTAGGGGTGAGGGTGAGCGCGTTGGCCGTGCCGCCCGCCGTGCCGCCCCAAATAACTTCTGATTCCACGTTTTCGAGATCAACAAGGAATTTCCAATTTGTAGTATCGGATAAAAGGTGATTGATGTTGCCATCAGTTTTTGAACGGTAAAGCTTTGTTGTGCCTACCTGTTTTACAATGCTGTATTGGTAATAAGTTGTGCCAGCATCCCATTCAGGAATACCTTCTTGGAATAAATAGGCAAGCTGTGTGGTAATCAGATATTGAATACCTTGCATTTCCTCTAAAGGCGGTAATTGCAAGCTTGAAATTGTCGCGCTATTCCAACCCGCATCCCATGCCGGTAATGCCTGAATAACAGATAAATCTGTTGTGGTTACTTTTGTACCGGCTTGCGCTGAACCGAATTGCCCGTTATTTGCAGCGCTGCCCGCAAAAACCTTTTGCGTTACCCGTGTTTTTCTAGCCATTTATCCCCCCGAAAAATTCTAGCCGTCTATTAATTTATTGTAATTCAGTGTTTCCCCTACCTTTGTACCATATTCACTGTAATCTGTAAAACCTGTATTACCCAATGGCACATAGTCATAGGTTGAAAATCCAAAAAATACACTTGTTGTTTTAATCAAGAAATTTAAGCGCACGCCCATAGGTTTCGGCAATACCGCTTTTTGAAATGCAACTTGAATAATCGCCGCCGCCGTTGCTGACATGAAATAATACATGATCATATTACCGGCTGAATCCGGGCGTAATGTAGTAGGAAAGAATTGATAAATCTCATTATCAATCGAAGCATGGCTTTCATTCGAATAGTTTTGAATGATTTTCAATTTAATCAGCGTGCGGAAATCATCATCATTCAGCGTTTGATTGCTGCTAAGAATATCATGATAATTCAACCACTGGCCTTCAGGAAGCGGATATTCTGTGTAATCTGTGAATCCGCGCTTATCCGTGCTTGGCGTAATTTCTTCATAATTGGTGAAGGCAAAATAGCCCTTTAAGTCTTGCCCCTGATAAAAACGATCAACCCCGGCATATTTACCGATCACATCAAGCTGTTTGCCTACCGCCGTTTCAAGATCATAACCATTCTGAACATCAAAGGCCACGCCATTTGCCAGCGCTTCTTTTACAAAAAGCTCAATCGTGGCTTTAGCTTTCGGCTGATCATGATACTGAATGATTAGCAAATTGCTGTAGTATTCAATTAAATCAGTAACATCCGTCATATCAGGATTGTAATGTTAATGTTGCTTTGGCTTAAAGTGAATTGTTTATCTGGCGTATCGGTATCAAGGAAATCAACCCATGTGGCATTATCGTTTGAAATATGAACTTCCAAAGGCACGCCGCCGCCTGATGTGGCGTTGATCGCATCTAAAATAACAGCGGTAATACTTGATGTTTCCGCGTATTGGCCGATTGAGTATGATAAATTTGCAACAATGTAATCTTTTATTCCGTCAAGATCAAAGTTGGTAAGCGGTATTGTGCGCTGGATATTGAACTCAATATAGAGATTTTCCGGGCTTGGCCTGTCAAATTTAGCAATGAAAATAGAGCCGCTGGCCGTGATAATATCAACCGCCACGCTACCTTTCATATTCGCGCCGTATGATTTCTTATCATAAATGAGATTTGCAATATCTGTATTCGCGCCGCCGTCAACAACAAGCCAAATGCCATGCGCCGGGATTCCGTTTGCATCTACAGTATCAGCCACATTTTCATAAAGAACCGCCGCATTTACGCCGGGTAATGCAAGAACCGCGCCAAGCAAGCCATTCAAATAACCTACTGAAGCAAGCGCTACTGATTTCTGGCGGCGAACTCTTAATTGCGCGTCCGTTTCCTGATTCTGGCCGATTGAAAGCGCCGTTGATGAATTGTTGATTGCCGTCACACCAATAACCACAGTCACCGCGATATTGATTGTGCCGATTACCGGCTCAACTTGCCCGATTAATTGCGCCCTGAAGTTCAAGGAATGAGTGCCAGCGGTTAGCGTAGTGGTATCAACTAAAATATATTTGTTGCCGATATTGTCTTGAACTGTAAAGCCTGTGCCGTTCGGATTATCAAATTCGCCATCTAAGCCCGCAAGTTCTACAGTTTGCGAAACGGTAATATCCACCGGCTGAATTGTATAAGTGCCGCCTTGCCGAATAATGTTATTTATCGCAACCCTTTGATCAAGGATTGCCCCGGTTGCTAAATCAGGATCAAAATCATTATTGATTTGAACAAGCAATTCCCGAATATCTTCACAAGCTTGGCCGAAAAGGTTGATAAGCTGCCCATCGGGGCTGTTTTGATCCACGTTAATATCATTGCCGTAAATGCCCTGCATCCCGGTTGTAAGATCATTCACAATTTCGGTAAGGGTTTTTACTGTAAGCCCTGTTTTATCGAGTTTATCAGGCATTGTTTAACCCCTGCAATATTGAAAGTTTATAACTGGCGGAAAAGATTGTCTTGATGTTTATATTAGCTGAAAAGCTCCTTCCATTCAATACGCTGGAATAACTGTTTATTGCCGTAACGCCATACGATTGAAGAACAATGCGCTTAATATCAGCGTCAAGCAAAGCTTTCTGATTTTTCCGGCTCATACGGTTGCGCCAATCAATTCCCGCCGTCATAGCAAAAAAACAATCATTCACCCATGAATAAAGGCGCGTGCGAATATTGGCTTCAATCGCCGCATTTTTGGTTAGGTAAGTGCCTTTGCCCTTGCCGAAATCCCAATCATTATCTGCCGTTAATCCCCGAAATATCATTTTATGAACCCCCAATAACTATGCCATCTTCTACCGTAACACGCTCGAAACTACCCGATACGCCCCGGCCATCGTGTATTTCATATCCGGGCTGTTGCAGAATATTCGCGTATAGTTTCATATTGCCGCCACCGCCGCCCGTGCCGTCACCGTATGTATTGCCAAGCACGGTTAAATTCTGATGCACCAAAAGATTTTCTGTAATTTCCATATTTCCTTGATGCAGGAATAAATTGGCAATGGATTTGATTTGATCATCGGTGAAATCCATATTTGAATTGCCGCTAAAGAAGATCCTGATTCCATTCGCCAGCCAATTTGTAATGCTGTTTTGAAGGTTTTTTACGCCCACAATGCAGATCGCATCCGAAAGATCGTGCGCCCGTAATGAATTTGGCGGTTGTGATCCGCCGTTTACATACCAATTATCTATATCCCTATCACAGAAAAATACGGCGCATGAATCACCGGCCTGAATTGGCACGTTTACAAATGAAGCGCCGCCGAAAGGAAAAATCACCGGCACGCTGGCTAATAATGGAATTTGCCGGTAAAGGCGTGTGCCATCCGGGTTGATAGCCGCAATCTTTTTGATCATCAGCTTCACCTTTGCCGATTGCGTGGCCGGATCGAAACTGTCTAATTCGCCAATTTGAACACAGTTGAAACTTGCCTCAATATCCCGCTTATGTTCATCAAGAACTTCCTTCATATTGGGCGGCACAGGCTGTTTTACAAAACTATTCGCGTTTGTTGTCATGGTGTTAATATTGTTGTTTTGCCGAAAAGTTGATTATTCAGTAATAGGTTGAATGTGCTTACACATTGCCCGCTTACCGCTTCAGAAATTATACCCTGATGATTCACGCCGCAAACTTTATAAGTGCCGTTATATTGCGTGAAAAAGCTTCCTTTGACATTTATTAATTGCCCCATAATCGGGCGCGGCTCAAACAGTGATTGCACTATCATTGAGGCATCCCCGCGCTGTGGTGAGTTCAAAAGCCCATCGGCGGCGGTAAGGTTGATCACTTCGCCTTTTATCGCTTCATTCGGCTGAAGGATGTTTATTTTTTTCAGATCCACATAAACATAGGCATCAGGAATTTGCGCGTATTTTTTCATTAATACAAAAGTGTTGCCGTCAAGCACTACCGGGCGCTGGAAGTCGCCTTGAATGTCGCCAATTACACCTTGCGTAATATTCGGGAAGCTGTTTGCCATTTGGGTTAGGGCATCTTTCTTCGAAGTGCCAGCTTCAAGCGTGGTTGATGTTTGCGTGGTTACAACGTCATAACCGAAATCGCGGGCTTCAATAACCGTAATAATATCGCTGCCTTGCCGGTAAGAATAAGCGCACATGATACTTCCAACAAATACCGTGGCCAATGCACCCAAGCTTTTATAACCGGCCTCAAATACGATTTGCCGGTAAGTGTATTTATTATCAACAACCTGATACGGATAAAACCGATCTGCGAAAATGGCGTTTCTGTGGGCTTCATTCAAATTATAAATTTGAATTGTCATAGTGTTATAGGAAGCCATCATCGAACGATTGATATTGAATTGTATCGTGAAAGGCGGCTGAATAACTAATTGTTGCGGGGCGCTGCTTGTAGCAACATCCGGGCGCGGGCTTCCTGTCGCGTCAACATTCCCCGGTAAGGTTTGCGCTGTGATCGCGGGCTTTGTTTGAACCGTTAATTTGTATGTACGGTCAAATTTGTTCATTCAAACATTTCCTTTTCAATTTCCGCCACTTCAGCCGAATTAAGCAAGAAAAGCTGAATCCGTTTTGTTACGAAATCAGTTGTGTAATAAGATTCATAATTATCAGTGCTTAATACCGCCAAGCCGAAAGGAATAATATTTTTCCACTGGCGCAAAATATTCGGTGAAAGCTTGAGCGCCGCCCCGTTAAGCACAAAATCATTATAGGAAATATTGAAGATCCATGTTTGTTCACGCGGCAAATATCGCAAGAAAAACGGGATTTGCTCACCGTTATCGCCTATTAGCGTGTATTGTTGCGCGGGATCGTTTGTTAATTGGTCTAAATATCTCATATCAATAATTAAAGTTAGGTGATTCCGTGATCGGCTTAACCGGGATGTCAATAGATCCTAAATCCTGAATACCGCTTGAAACTATATTGCTGCCCGCGCCGGAAAGAACCGGATCTGAACCCGGCAATTTACCGTTTTGCGTAGTAGGCGCGGATTGATCGAAAGTTACCGGTTGATAATCAGCCGGGTTGAAAGCTGATTCCGTGGCCGTTGCAAATCTGATTTGTTTTAGGCGAATAGTGAAATCACTCACAAATTTTGTGCTTTCATCTTGCACGGCGGTAATGCTTTTGATCGCCATGTTATTGATAAATTCGAAAGGTGTTTGAACCGAAACAAGCAATTTCTGTTGCGCCAGCGCTTTGAAATAAAGATAGGCTTGCTGTTGCCGTGTTGTAGGCGGCACTAAGTTTTGAACAAATCCCCAAATATTTGTACCGGCATTTGTAATGTCGCTAACTGATAAATTGCTCACATCGGCAAAGGAAAACCCATTATCAAGAATATCCTTTGCTTGCACCGCCGCATCAGCCAGTTGCGGCAAATAGCCGTTAATCACTGTAAGTTTTTGTGTAATGTTTTGCAGAAGCGTATCGGTTGAATCATCAAGCCGGTGAACCAATTCACCCACATAGCTTCGAAGGGTAATTTCAACCGGGCGCACGCCGATATGATCTTGAATAGCGCTGTTATCTTCAACAAAGTGATCTGTAATATCAGTGTTGATTTCGGTGATATTTTCACCTTCAATATCGAATACAAAGCCGCCCAAGCCAAAAGCATTAACCGGCGTTACAATGTATTTATTGAAATTCGTGGTGATCGAACTTAGCGTATTCTGCAAGTTGAATGGCGTATCGCTGGAATTGTTGCCAATCAGTGAATTAAAACCGCTGGAAAGGGTATCTAGCAAACTCATTAAAAGCCCCCATTATTTAATTGATCATGGGCATCACTAAGCATATTTGAGCCTTGAACGCCTATTTTATTTGCGATCATTTCGCCCACATTCTGATAATCTGTATCGCCGCTTGGATTATGCACATTCACTTCCACATGGTTTGTTTGTTGCATACTCATTTGGCGGCGCATTTCCATAACATCTTTGCCACTCATCATGCTATCACCTACTTCAATCGGCTGATATGCCTTATTCGGTTTTAGCGCGAAATCCGGCAACGGCGGGCGCGGATCTTCAATCATATTGCTTCCATGCTCACCGGCTGCTAAACGCGGCAAATCATTTTGATGGCCGGGATCATCAATAGCGTATGGCTGGCCGGATGGCGCTGATGTGCCGTTACCCCATGAATTGCTATATTTTCCGGGCTTGCCAGCTTTGTATTTTTTATAAGCTTCAATGCGTTCTTTTTCTTTGGCATCATCGGCGCTGCCATCATCATATTGAACGCCCCACATACCGGCTGTTTTCTTAACAAGTTTCTTATATTCCGGGCTGTTTTCGCCGTAATACAATTTCACCGCTTCAATACCGGCATAATAAAATGGATTGTATTTAGCGGTTATCGTATCGGGATTTTTATCAAAATAATCTTTAATATCTTTGTAATGCTCAAGCACATACAGCATTGCAGTAAGCATAACCAACATGCCGCCCAAGCTGCGAGTTAATCCGCCTACCGCGCCTTCAACGGCATTGATTCCCCGGCCTACCCCTAAAGCGCCGGTGAATAACCTAAACGCTTTTGTCACGCCTACGATTGTACCTAAAACCGTGCCGCCCACAAAGGCCAAAGCCGCAAAATCCTTAATGAACTCTTTTAATTCCGGGTTTTTATTCAAAAACTCGCCTATTGCATCAGCGCCTTCACGCAAATAATGCAGCAATGCACCTAAATCCTTGATGATTTTTTCTAAGACATCCGCAACATCTTTATTGGCCAAAAGGTGATTAATCCAATTTGACCATTCCATTCCAAGAAGCTTGAAGTTTTGCCCCATTTCAAGAAGGCGTTTATTCTCTTCATCGGTAAGCGGAACAACGCCCGCCGCCTTCAGTTTCCTTTGAATTTCTTCACGCTTTTCAAGGTAATTGATGAAGCTTGGGGAAAGCCCTAATTGGCCTAAAAGATTGTTGAATAATTGGCTGTTAATCCGGCCTTCAGCATGGAAGCGGGCTAATTGATCAATAACACCTTCAATGCCGTGGTTGAAGTCGCGCACACCGAGCATTTGGAATAAATTGGCATTTTTGCCACTAAAAGCTAAATCCGCGATTGCGCTATTTAATGCCCGTAGATTTTGTTCAGCGCCCGCCGCATCACTATTGAGATCCGCTAATTCAGAAACAAAGCTGAATTGCTGCAATTTTTGGGCTGATTGCCCGGTTTGTATTTGGAAATTACTTAATGCCGCCGCGCCGCGTGTTGCGCTGCCGATCATCTTATCAATCAAGTATAATGCGCCCGCGCCCGCCGCCGCCACAACGCCGAAAGAGGTTGCCAACCCCTTCATGCCATCATCAAAATCCTTCAGCTTCTTCTTTTCATCTTCTGAAATTTTGAAGCCGATTTTGCCGAAAAATTCTGCTAATTGGGTGGACATTTCTTACTCGCCTTTTTTATTCATATCTGTGAACGCATCCTGAAAATCCTTTTCAAAACTTTCATACCGCAAAATTTCACAAACTGTATGTACCGGGGCTTCTAATACCCTATCAGGATCACCCCCATAATACCCGATTTTTGCCAGTTTTAGCGCTAAGAAAAGACATTCATCTCCTATTTCTGTGGCTGGAATTTTGAAGCTAGTAGGCTTTTTATTCCACTTAACCTTGAAGCCAGCCCCGTAAAAAAAGGGAGTAAATTGGCCTGAATACATTCAAAAACGATTTGATAATAATCGCCGCGTGCCGCATCAGTTTCAAAAGTGCGTGTGGTGATTTTTTCGCCATTGTAGCTGCAACGCTCAAGGCACTCGAACAATGCGGCTGTGACCGATTCAGAACTATCCACGGATAAAACAGCGGAAATTATGCTTTTAAGATCAACCTTGTAATTCGGGTTTGAATCTTTTTCATTTGCAATAAGCACTTGCAAATCAACCCCGGCTTTCGCCAATTCCCTCACAATGGCATTTTTAAGCGCCATTGCATCTTTGAAAGGTGCGGGGTTAATTTCGGCTATCGCGCCTGAATGTGTTTTCAATTCAGCCATTATTGAATACTCTTAGTTGCAACCGCGAAATTCAAGCGCCATGTGACCGCGCCTTGTTCAGTATCGCCTTCCACGTTTTCTTTCGTATCAGGCTTTTTAACCACAATGCCGCCCGAAAGGGTGTATGTATCAAGGCGCACATTACCTTGACCGTCACCGATACGCTTCACAAATCGGCCATTGCCAAGCTGGAATGAAACGAAATCATTTTCAATTTGAGCAAGCAAATTATTCATGAACGCATCATCATCAGAACCGCGCATTAATTTCAGCACAACTTCAGCATTGTTGCCGGTTTCGTTTTTGGCAAAGATTGTGTTTTGATTTTTGCCGGTTTTCATATCAACAAGGTTATTGTTGAAAGAAATGGTAGAAACATCCGTAGTGGCGAAATCTTTGAAATTTCGGCCAAAGGCGGTAAATGTATCCTGCCCGGTAATGTTAAAAGTTGTCATAGATTAAGCCCCCGTTTTTTAATTATTTACAATAACAAGTACATCAGAAGATTGGATTGCACCGGCACGCTTCACAGCGATTTGAACAAGCGGCGCTTTACGCTGATTCCGATCTGAAGCATTTTGCAGAACAATCGGTATGCTGTAGATGTAATATCCAAAGTTCAGTACGTTTTGTTGGAAAATAACCGGATCACCGAAAGTATCAGAACTATTCCATTTACCCGGCGCGATTGAATTATTCCGCACGAATTGTTCGAGAACTTCAGCATACGCCGCTTTCAAGCCGTTCATGCCCGCTTCTGTTTGCGGCACTTTGGTTGTTGTTTGTCGAAGGAAATTGAAGCCCGCTGTTTCAAGCGCAAATTTCAATGCAATATCGGCATATACGTTATCGAAGTAATCATTGCCACCGGTGCAATATACAGAAGGCACGCCAGCATAAGAAACATAGGCATCTAAGCCCACGGCGTTTAATTGGCTGTAAATTGATTGCGTCATGCCCGGATCTGGATCAATGGTTTGCAATGGTTGCAAGTTCATTGTGCCGGTTGTGTTCGATCCGGCAAATTGCGTGCTAAATGCCCGCCCCGTATATGCGGCTTTCATCAAGTTTGCTTCTGCAAGGCTTGGTGTATAAATCATCAAGCGTGTATGCTTATCCGTTGCTTGTTGGATTTGCGTTGCAATTCCGGCAATCGCTGAAGTGCTTGAAACGTGATGCAAAAACATCATATCAAGCGCTTGAACTTTCGTAGCTATCGCAAGGATAGTTGCATCATCCATATCAAGATTGGTGATTACGCCTACATAGGAAACTAGATCTTTTGTACGATCAATAGCTTGCGCGATAGTTTCGCCTGAAGCCGCCGCGCCGCCTGTTGCCGTACCCGCTGAAGTGTTGAAATAACCCGCGCCAGAAAGATCCGTGCCGCCGCCCGCATAAGCTGCAAGCACCACTGTTGATGATGCGCCAGCAGTTTTGCTTTTGACTGTAATCGCTGTAGTTGTCGCGCTAACAATCGCATTTGGTAACTTCTGTTGCAAAATTGCAGCAATATCAACCAAAGTTTCGCAATTTGAGAAGTCTAAGGATGCAAGGTTAATGATCGTGCCGTCAAGCGTAACCTTCAAATTACCGTTTGTTACGGCAAGTAATGGTGTAAGGTTAGCAGAAATATTCGCTGTTACGAATTTGCCTGAAGTCGCTGATACAGAGCCGATCAATGGGATTATAACAAGCTGGCCACCGCCTGAAAGAATGTTAGGGCTTTGCGCGAATATCGCATTTGCCATTGCCGCTGTGACTGAATCAGTACCATAATCCGCCGCAACTTGGCTTGCAGAAATATTAATGCTGAACGGATCAATATTATCCGGTTGTTCAGTTGTGAAAAGCGCCACGCTGTTGACATTTGGCGTTGTTAAGCCGCTTGGCACATCCGTAACTGTAACATTGATTACGTTGCTGACCGGCAATACTGAAGTTTGCATATTTTCCCCCGTTAGTCTGTTATTTCAAATTCTATGATTCCGTGCGGCTTATCAATGCTGTTTTCATCATCAACCCGCGTAGTGAAATCATCGTAGTAATCCCCGTTAGGTGATGATAGCATTTTTTCCTTGTTATACCACACAAAACATGAAACTACGATTGTGAAGCGGTTAAGATTGCTGCCACCTTCAGCCGCACTTGTATTCACGAAAGATGTAGGAACTTGGAATATGCGGAAATAATTCTTTTCCTGCATTTGCACCGAATAAACGGAATTTAAGGCCGCTAATATTTCCCAATGCCGGGTAAGGGCGGAATTATCGCGGGAAAACACATCAATCTGAACATTTTCGCGCATTTGCACTTGCTGCCGTTCAGTCATGCCTTCATCGGTTGGTAATGAAGTATTTACGTTTGACATCACTTGAGAATCAACCATACCCACAACAACATAAAGGCCGGTATCTTCGGGGATAAGTTTATTTTGAAAACGAATCCAACCGCGCTGATTTTGCAGCGGCAATTCCTGCTTGATAATTTCTAAAATAATTTGTTCAGCAAGACTGTTCATTGCACTTCACCTTCTCATAATCTTTAACTAGATGATATTCTACATAATTGTTAAGACTGTAATCGTTATCAGCCATAATCTTAAAATATTCATCCCGGTATAAAATCCTATCATTCGGATCAAGGTTTAATTTGCCCGAAAAGCAATGAATTTGAAGCCATTTCCAAGCCCTTTCGCCTTCAGGCTTCAGCATCAATTTTTGTGCGCCAAGCGGCTGAATCACGCCTTTGAATGTCATTTGCCTTTCAATATCTTTCACAAGGCCATCAACGATTTGTTGCTTTACCACTACAAGGGTAATATCGCTTTGCCAGTTTTGGAAAGCGGCGCATATTTGCGGCTGAAGGCTGTAATCGCTAAGTGTTTTTGTCATTTGCCTTGTTTCACCTCACTAGAAACGGCGCGGCGTAATTGCGCTGTATCAATTTCCGGTTTTGAAGATCCTTTCGCCTTGATTGTTGCCGGGGCGTTTGCTGGCCATTGCCCAAAACCTGAAGTATCAAATGCCCGCTGAATCATATTTTCCCCGATAAAGCCAAAGATCGTAAATATCTTTTTGAAATCCCCGGCTTCAAATAGCATAGCAAATCTTTTGCTATCGCAAAACTTCTGAAATTCTGGCTTGCCCACTTCAAGCGGTAATCGAATTGTCGAACGCGGGGGGATGTTGCGGCTATAACTGCCAAATTCAGCAATCATCATCAAGGTTGCGTTTGTGATTGATGCGTCATTACGTTCTTTATCGCCAGTGGAAACAATGCCTACTTTCGTGTACCAACTTTTATCAATTTGGTTTTTAAGCTTGGTTAAGCCTGATAAATCTAATGAATATCCGGGTGATACTGAAGCCATCAAGGATTAGTGCCGCCCCACACCGCTTGCACGTTGCCACGGATAGCAGGAAGGACAAAACTAAGATATTTCAGGCCATAGGTTGTTTGCGTATATGTGGCAAGGTATGGATCATCAAGGTATTCTTGCGGGATTGAATAGCTTTCTGAAACGCTACCCACGCTTTTTGATGCAACGGGATATTGCGCCCCGCCTGAAATGCCGGAAAGTCCGGCGCGTAAATCTAATGTGAGGTAATGGGCTGTGAGATATAAATAGCCAATTTCAACTTGTGCATCAGTACCGAAAAGCCCTTGATTAAACATCATTTGGGCTTCGGCAAAGGCTTTCTCAATATCGTTATCTGAAACTAGATTGGGATCGGGGTTAGTTTGTACGCCCGCTGGCAAATAGGGGAAGTCGCGTGTGAAATAATCCTTAAAATCCTGAACGGTAATAGAATTTAAGTCCACAGCGCCCCCCGCCATATTATTAGGCTGCTTTTGGCTTGCGGCCACGGCGCGGCGCATCCGCGCTTTCGCTGCCATCTTCTGATTCTTCAGCGCTATCCGCGCCTTCTTCAGAAGTATTTCCTTCACCGGTTTCAGCCGTTTCGGTTGCCGTTGCAGCATCCGTTACAGCTTCATTCGGATCATCAAAAGCCGTTTGCACATCAGAAGAATCCGTTAATTCATTCGGGTAAAGCTTCTTCAAATATTCCGCCTTATCAGCCGGGAATGTCACGGCTGTTTTCGGGTGCAATATTGCTTTATCGCTTTTTCCGTATTGGATTCTACGCTCACCTTTGTTGTAAAGCGTTTTAGTTGCTGCTTTTTCTGCCATAAGTTACCTATTGTGTTGTTGCCTTCCTTTAATTCTTAACTCAAGAATTATTAGAAGTCAAAGTACATAGTTTCAAATTCGCGGTAAGCTTTCGCGCCGGAATATTGACCGTAACCCACGTTTTGGAATTGGAATCCGTTGATCGTGTTCTGCAAAGTATTCGTGTAATCAACCGGAATATCAATGCGGAGTGAATCAGGATTGCTGTTAGTAAGCGTGTAGCGGTTTTTGCCGATATAACCAGTATTATTAGAAGTATCGGAATAAGCGCAAGGAAGCACTTTGAAATTCTGATTGCCAGTAATGGTTTTCAGTGCTTTTTCAAGGTAATCCAACATGCTCACATTTGGATAAGTCGAGCTAACCGGTGTCATTAAACCGTTATAATCAAGTTCAGGGATAATGAATTTATCCGGCTTCGCTGTGAACGCGCAATTTGAACGGTATGCAGCATATAAGCCTTGAACAAGCGCCGCAAATTCCGCTGCCGTCATAGAGCTGATATATTTAGTAATCAGCGTAGTATTCGCTGTTACGTTCGGTTGCGTCAACAAGCCGTAAACATTCGGCGTATTGATTGAACCCAAGAACGCAATTTTCTGAATACCAAGATCCCAGTTTTGTTTACGGGAAACTTCAAGGCTAGTGATCAAATCCCAGTTACCGGATTTAGCGGCTAATTCCAAATCAAATACTGTCCATTCGATTTGTTTTGCCCAATTCACTACAGGAATAGTGACTGAATCAACGCCCGTACCGGCTGAAGCAAGGCGTGCGCTGCCCGAACCTGTATTGATGTTGCCTTGTTCGAAGTCACCGGCTGTTGTGAATGAACGGTAAGTAGTAAGATTGCTTGACCATGCACCTTCACCAACACGCATCGGCATATAATCCGCTGGCGCAATTTCAAAGAACTTTTGTTCAGTGACGCGCTTTGAGATCGCCGTTAAGGTTGTGATATTGATCTCATACCCGAAGGCGTTGCAGATCTCTTGGTTGCGGTTTGCAATCATTTCTTCACGATCATCAAGAACGATAAAACCGTCACCCGCTGAATTTCTTACTTCTGTTTGAATAGCCATTTTATTCCCCGTTGTTTTTATTAATTAATTAAACCTTATTGAAGCGGCGTATCGAGCAATACGCGAATCAATTGGCCTGATGCAGTTGCTTTATCGAGCGCACGGCCAATAATAGGATTTGTACCGGCTGAAGTAATAACCGCGCCAGCGCCGCTATTTGCGTTATAAACAACTTCGAGTTTCGCGCCGCGTGCGATTGCAGCGTTTGACACAAGCCAGATAACAGAATCACGGCCAGCCAATTCGAGCAATTCGCCCGCTGCATAGCTTTGATCTTTTACGTTGCGTTTGATGAAGCCTAAAGTTTCATCAGTGTTTGCAGCCAATGCCACAACTTTAGGAACGCCGCCCGCGCTATCCACGATTTTCACCGGTTGACCGGCAACAAGCGCGGTAACAACGGAGCTATCAGCCGCCGCCGTGAATACGCTTCCGCCACCACCTTGAAGATCGAGATCACCGAAAGTTGGAGTAATTTGGAATTGGTTGATGTTTTGTGAAGGTATTGTCATGATTTTCCCCGTTGTTTTTTAATTACTTGCCAGAACCGTATTTTTGCTTGCCGCGCTCAATCTGATCGAAGCGAGTATCTACAGGTTTAATAACTGTTTTCTTGCCTTTATCAGCGGCGTTTTGCAATTCGCGGAACTTTTGAAGATGTTTCTTTTCTTCTGCTGTGAGTTCTTCAGAAGCAGAATTTTTATTTTCTTTTTCTTCTTTCGCGCCATCAGCTTTAGCGGCTATTTTGCCTTCATCTTCATTTTCTTTTTCGTCTTTTTTAGATTTTTTATCTTCATCTTCTTCAGATTCGTTTTTCTTTTCTTTGCTGTTTTTCTTCAGCTTAGAATAGCGATTCATCAATTCCTTAACTGTCATGGTTTCATCACCACATTCAATTTCGGCATCCATGTTAAGCTTTTCTTTCGCATTGCGTTTTTCATCTTCGCTGGCTTTTTTAACCGCATTGATCATTTCGCCAAGCGAAACGGTAACGCCGTTTTCAATCTCAACTTGTGTATCAGCATCAAGATCTGCGCCGTTTGTGATTTCCTCACGTTTATTTTTGAAAAACTTCATTTTGAATCCCCCGTTGTTGTTTTTGTCTTTGGAATTTTGCAATTCCTTTAACTCGTTTTTCTTCTCATCCTGATATTTTCTAAATTCTTCAGGTGTGAATATTTTTGCTTCGTTGTATCGGCCTTCCTTTACAATGGCTAAGTGCGTAAAATAACCTTCCAATACTTTCTTTACATAGTCAACACCATTATAAACGCCGCCTTTGTCGGTAACTGTCGGCATATATGCGTTGCTAACATCCCATTTTTCCTTAACGGCCTGATGCGCCGCATCACTCACCGCAAGGCACTTCGCCCAAAGCTTGCCATCTACTTCATTGTAAAAACAATCAGTAACAAAGCCATCAGCTTCATGTAACTTTTCAAGATCAACTTTTTGATGCCCGATATATATCGGCTTGCCCACCATGCTTGCGGCCATGCGCTTCATGGCTTCTGTATCCACAAGATAATTTTTGCCATTATAACCGGCAAGCCCCGGTGTCATGTGGCAACAATAGAAAGGCTGTGCGTGCCTAGAAGCGTTTTTTATTTCCATTACTCAAACTCCAAAAGAGGTACAGCGATACAGCGGCAATTAAAATCTTCGCCGGGATGCGCCCTACGCCCGGTTTTCCTATCAACAACTGGCGGGTTATCCCAAGTAAAGATTTTGTTTTCAAGGAGTTTGTGATCCGGCCTTTCCCGTTCATCCATGACCCCCGCCCACCGATATTTATTAATTCCCCCATCCTTATACCTTTCTTCTCGAAACGCTGACATCAAAAGGCTTGTTTCTTGCCGTGCTAAAAACTTGGCTTTGCTTTTTGATACGCCGTAATTCGCTTGAATTAAATTTACTAAATTTCCGGCACGCTGTCCACGCGCTGCATTTTTCAAAACTTCTTCGCGCAACTTGATTATGTTTTCGCCCGTCCAGTTTTTTATATAAAGCTTGAGGTTTTCGCCCCACGCGGCGGCAATCTTACCTTTCATATCCACGGTAAGTTTCATGGGAATGTTTATGCTTTTCAGCGTGTGATCTAAATCTTCATTCATCAAGGTAAGGCTGTTTTCATAAGCTTCCTTGAACGGCGCAAGATCAATGCGGTTAATATCTATATTATCGAGCAAATTCAGAATCTTTTGATTCATCACTTTGAAATTGGTTTGCGCTATGCCTACCGCGCTTTGAACTTCAGCCGGAATCACGCTGAATTTCCACCCGTTGCGGCGTTTGTCATATTTCGCGCCCATTTCTAGGAAGGCGCGTGTGATTTTCGCGCTTCTTTCCCCGGTGAAGATTTCGCCATCAAAATATACCCGGCCTGAACGTATAAAATTCAATAGCAAGTTTTTGTCGTTTTTTATCTCACTGTGTTCTGCTTGCAACAATTTAAGCAGGGGATCATAGATTAATTGCTCAAAGATGAAGTTTATTTCATCTTCGATATGGGCGAAATACTTTTCACGAAATATCAGCGGTTTCAGAAATTTCATGGTTTCAGCTTATCCCCGCCTTTTCCATTCGGTTGTTCAGCCTTTTCGATTTCGTATTGCCCGGACATTTGCGGGGTAACATCATCGTTTTCATCAATTTCCACCGGCAATAATGCAGCGCGGTTAATCGCTTGTTTCGCCGCTTTGGTTTCAACAAGGCCGGATTGCCAGCCGGACATAGTGCGGTTGAATCTTGCATCTTTGACTTTTTCTTCATCTTCAGCCGAAAGCACGCGCAACGGATTCCAATGAATTGTTAAATCATCCGGCACAAAGCCATGCACAAGATGGCAAACAACCTTCATCAAAAACATCAAATGCCCTTTGGCCTTGCGGCGAATTTGGCTGTTGATCATGGAATTGTAGTTTTCAATATCATCTTCGCCGGAACTGAAGCCCGCCGCCGATACGCCGAAAAGCTTAGTGATTGGCATTTTAAGATCACAGGCAATTTGCATCCTGATTTCTTTCATAATATCGCCCATGCCGCTGAAGCTGATTTGCTTTTGTTCATATTCATCCCCCAAATCCATAACTAGGGCATTTAGGAAATTCTTGATTGTATTGGCATATTGAAGGCGTGTAGCAACCGCCGCCGAATCTTTCGAAGATAAAAGTGATGTGTTCATGCCCTTGATGCGGAAAACGTCAACTTTCGCTTCATCAAGCAATTCGAATAATACGTCTTGGTTTTTCATGTATTGATTCATTGATCGAACAACCTTTTCCAATTCGGACATTCCCCACCCGCGCAAGCGTGGGCGCACGAAACTAGGGGCTTTCTTGCCGGATGTTCTCAAAACACGGGAAGGATCAATATTCTGGCCGTAATAAGTGTAGCTGTAATATCCTTGCTCAAGCACGCCGTAATTTGTTTCCGGCTGGATATTCTGCTTTGTTGAATACAATTCCCAAAGATCGGCATCACGGAAATCAATTTCTTGGCCTTGCTTCAGGCTATCAAGTTTGAATGGCTTCGAAAGATCTTGAGCGCATAACATAACCACGCCGCCGCCGCCATATAAACGCGCCCATTTCAAAGCGTTCATTAATGCTTCAATTACGCCATGTTCTTCACAATAATTCAGGATTTCTTCAACATCATTGCCATCTAATTGATTGCTTTTTATATCAAAGCCCGTGCCAAAGGCATCATCAACCGGTTGATCAACAAGGGTTTGAACTAGCCCATGTTCTACATAAAGTTCTGAAAGCGTTTGCCGGTTATTGCTGATTAAATACCAGCGGTTGTTTTTGGTAAGCGTGGTTGTTTGGCTTAATTGCGAACTCATAAATTGATTCCCCGCAATCGCCGTGCTTATTTGGCTTAGACTATTATTGATCTCATTTCCGCTTGGTTGCTGTGTAGCTACTTCGGTTTTTGCCGCTTTCTTGCCCATGAATCCCCCGTATGTGCGCTTTATAAAAACAGTAACATAATATGCTTATGCTATCAAATGTCACAAGACATCGAATATTGAAACTTCTCTTACCGGGAAATAACACATCACCACGGCATCAGCAAGGTTAGGTGAACGCCCGCCATCCGGTGTTTTTTCCACAAGCAATTTGCCTTTTCCGTTTTCATCGTGCGTGGCCTGTGACAATTCGGTTATTAATTGCTGCAATAATGGAATACGCGAATCGAAGCTGATTAATTCATCATGATCATATTTTTCCCCGAACACCACAGCCATATAGGTTTTGTAAATCCGCGTGCGTAGCGCCCACCATGCTTGCGCCTTCAGGTTTGCAAAGAAATCTTCATTCGTGGGGCTTTGGAAATCATTTTTGATAATGTGATCTTCAGGATCTTTCACCGCCGCCGCGCCATTCCACGGCATGATTAACATACTTTCCGGCACGCTGCCGC